GTACTAGATGAGTACAAAGAAGACTTCCAAAGCGGTATAGATTCGTATGATGCATACAATGATTACCCGCCTTTAGGATATTAAATAATATAACATGGCAAAAGACAGTCCCTACAAAGGTAAAAAGGTAAATGTATTTGAAATACAACATATTTATCAAGTGTTAAAGTTCTATTATCAAGATCTAAATACACTGCCTACTGAAGCTGTGGCGGATATAATTAAGATGGAATTTGGTTGCGAAATTGAGCCAAATGACGTATATTTATATCTCCTAATTTCAAACCACTGGGACTGCGATGGTAATTTTAAAGAAAATGACTAATTGTATAGAATGTGAGGATGGAATGAAATGTATGTCAGATGATGCTCTGATATGCTTAACTGAAGAAGAACTAGATAATTATTTAAACTGCAATGAAAGTGTCTTTAAACTTAACCAAGTTAAAGGGCAACAAATTGACACCGAGCGAATTCGTATACTTACTTCTTAAAAGTGAGAACGCTAAACAGCTTACTAAGTACCTAGAAATCCTACCTATTGACGAGACTAAATTACAAGAGCGCGGCTTTGTGAAAATAATGCCCGATAACTCTCTTACTCTCCGTCAAAAAGCGTTGGATTTATTTACGGTCAGAGGATGCGAAGATTGCTGGAATCAATTTGTGAGTGCTTATCCTATGAAGGATCAAAGCAGACCTTTACACAATGACAAGAAGCGTAATAAACTAAGGTATATTGCGCTTATTACTAAGAACCCAGATCTGCACGAAACTATTCTAAAAGCTCTAGACAATGAGAAAGAGGATAGGAAGCGTGCTAGTTGGTCTGGTGAATTTCGTCCACGTTGGAAAATGATGTCATCTTACATAAACCAAGAATCTTGGACTATGTATGAGAGCATGGAATTCGATACTCCAACAAGTACTAACGAATCAAATTACGGAGAAGATCTTATATGAGCGAAGAACACAAGGCTTTACCTTGGCGCCATATCTCTCAAGCATCTAATACAGCATTACGCTATATTGATGGTAGGAGAAAAGGTGAGATCAAATCTCTTACTACACCATGGAAGAAGTTTAACAACATATCTATGGGTGGTATAGAGTGGCAGACAATCACAACTATTGCTGGTATGTCTGGTAGTGGTAAGACTGCAGTTCTTGGTCAGTTGGAAACAGGTTTAAAAGATCTGAATCCAGACGAAGATTTTGCAATACTATCATTTAACTTTGAGATGTTATCTTCAAGACTTGTAGCTCGTAAGCTTAGTAACAAGATGAAGATTACCACACAGCAGTTGTATAGTGCGTCAGAGAATTTTAGTCTCAATGACAACTACTATATGAATGCAGTGAACGAAGCTCGTAAGTTAAATGACTATGATATATACTATGTCGATATACCCGGTAGTGTAAAATCTCTTGAAACAACTGTATTAAAGTTTGCACAAGAGATGAAGAAACCGGTTATCGTTATGTTAGATCATACTTTACTTGTAAAGAAGGCGGGTGGTGCGCAAGATAGAGATTTACTCTATGACTTGATGGCTATGTTTAATGGTTTAAAGAAATTGATTAAGGTATCTTTTATCTTGATCTCTCAGATGAACCGTAACATTGAGGCGTCAGAGCGTATCCAAAATCCAGATTTACATTACCCTAAGAAGCAGGACATATTCGGTGCAGATGCATGTTATATGTACTCTGACATTGTGGTGGTAACACATCGTCCAGAGATGCTTGGAATTAGGGCGTACGGCCCAAAGAGGTGGCCTACAGATAATTCTATATTTTGGCATTATCTAAAAGTTCGTGAGGGTGAACCATGTATAGCCCTTATGGAGAACAACCTTGCACACAATCAAATATTGGATGCAGTACCATCGTATTCAAGTAATTCAGAAACCCAAGAAACACAAGACTAATGGCACAAGAAGTATTAATAGTTGGCGCTAGTGGAACAGGGAAATCCACTTCAATTGAGAATCTAAACCCTGAGTCAACATTCATTGTAAACGTAGCCCGCAAGGCGTTACCATTCAAAGGATGGAAGACTAAGTATCCTATATTCAGCAAAGATAATCCTAATGGTAATTTCTGTTCAACAGATGTATCAAATGAGATTCTCGGATGCTTGAATTACATTAACGAGAAACGTCCTGAGATAAAGACGATTATTGTTGATGATTATCAATACACTATGGCTAATGAGTACATGCGTAGAGCAAACGAGACTGGCTTCAAAAAGTTTACTGAGATTGCTCAGAATGCTTGGTCAGTTATCAATGCAGTTAAAGCTATGCGCGATGATTTATTAGTTGTGTTTATGATGCACTCGGAAGTTACCTTTGATGCACATGGTAACAAAGTAACAAAAGCAAAGACTATCGGTAAGATGATGGACAATGTAGTTACTCTCGAGGGTATGTTTACAATTGTATTGTATACAGACGTAACGAAGGGTGAAAATGGTATGGAGTACACGTTTATTACACAAAATGACGGTACTAACACTGGTAAAACCCCGAAAGACATGTTTGGATCTGTTAAAATTCCAAACGATTTACAATTGGTAGCAGATGCTATCGAAGCTTATCAATAATTTAGTAATTAATTCTTAAAACGAGAGAAAAATGTACGGAAGTAACGTAGAAAGTAACAACACAGGCGCAGTTATGCCAACAGTAGGTATTGTAGAAAACTGTGAATTAGTAAGTGTAACATTGAACACTGACAAAGGTGGAAGACTTGACTTTGAGTTTAAGCAGCCTAATGGTGCAACAGTTAAGCATGCAGAATTCCCTGCTAATCCAGACTATGGTGATGTAGAAAAGCAAGCAACAGATGTATCTCGTCGTGTTAAGCACATTGCTACTAAATGTATGGCAGAATCAGAGTTTGTTATCACTGATGTAAGTACTTTTGAGGAGTATGGTCACAAAGTAGCTACCTTGATAGGACAAAAGTTTATTGGTAGAAAGTTTAGAATGTTATTTATTTACAAAGGTAAATATGTAGCATTACCTAAATACCCTAACTTTATCGAGGGAATGGAAGTACCTGCAGACAATACTAATATCTATATTTCAGACTGGAATAAGAAGAAACTAGTTAAACCTGAACCAGATGCAGTAGCGGCAGGCCCAGAAGTTGTAGTAGCAACAGGCGGAGCTGAAATGCCATTCTAATGTACGGTAGTGCAGTAGTAGAACTAAGTGAAGAAGAGATTCTAAGTAGGGTAACCTGCTTAGACATCTTTTCTTACTATATAGGTAAAGACTTTAAGTATGGGAGAGCTATGTGCTCTCCTCTACGTAAAGACAAATCTCCTTCGTTTACTATTTTCAAGCACAGCAGCGGTAAATATTTCTTTAAAGATTTTAGTACTGGCGATGCGGGCGATTGTTTTGCTTTTTTAGGTAAAATGTTTGGTCTCACTAGATTTGGTACTTATCGACTTATAGATAATGATTTTCAGTTAGGTATTTCTAATACATCTTTTAAAACTCCCACTAAACAATATGTGGGTAAGCATATAAAAGAGCTTGAGGATATTGAACCCTCATCTACTACTATACAAATTAAATCACGTCCTTGGAATTCTAGCGAGGACAAGATATTCTGGTCTAAGTATGGGATTGATTGTAGCATATTAAATAAGTTTAACGTTAAGCCTGCACAACATGTGTTTATTAACGATAACTTAATTGTTAGTGCAACTAAATACAATCCTATCTATGCTTATGACTTTGGTGATGGTAAAATGAAAATATACCAACCATATAGCAAAACTTATAAATGGCTAAGTAATACTAATGTATCTGATCTACAAGGTTTGAGTCAACTTCCTAAAGGAGGCGATACATTAGTTATTACTAAGTCTTTAAAAGATGTTATGTGTTTAGATATATGGAATATACCATCTATTGCTCCTGCTTCTGAGAGCTGTGTCATTCCTGCTGATGTTGTCAGCAAATTGTATGACAGATTTAGAAGAATTTACATATTATATGACTTTGATCGTACTGGCATATCTTTTGCCAATAAACATAGAAAGTTATATAGTTTTGAGCCTTTATTTTTTACCAACGGAAATTTTAATACCTTTGACTACAAAGTAAAAGACTTTTCCGATTTTATAGCTCTTAACGGAGTTAGAAAAGCGGCCGAACTAATAGAATATGTATGCCAAGAGGAATATTTATACCAGGGAATGTCCCGTCAAGTAAGAATGGTAGAAGATGGACAGGGAGATACTTTATAGTATCCAAACAAACTCAAAGATATTACAAAGAAAGTAAAGATTTTTGGGAAGACAATAAAAAAGAGTTTCGTAAGATGCTTGAAGGTAAGACTAAACCTCATAGAATATCATTTAAGTTTGTACGTAAAAGTAAGCACAAGTTTGATTATATCAATCCTGCGCAAACAGTACAAGATCAAATGGTAAAATATGGGTGGATTTCTGACGACAACGCAGATGAAATACTTCCAATATTTGTTAAGTTTGAATACGATAAAGATTGTCCAGGAGTTTATATTAATGTTTTAAAATCTTAGAAGATGGATAAAAGCTTAATTAAATATTCACAAGAGTTTAAAGATAAATGTTTTAACAATCTTAGATTCTTTATGGATATAAGGCTGCTAATGTCTGCAATAGACAACGGTAGAGATAGTATTGTGAGATATTATTTAGAGCAAGCGCTAGAAGATGATGGATTATATCTGGATCAACAAATTCACGATAATGGTTCTCGTAAAATAGCAAATGCTAAAATACATGCTCACAAGGTAAGACAAGAATTGTACAACGAGTACATGGAATTATTAACTAAAACACTTGATACACAAAAAGATGTCAGACGAAAATTATTACGGTAGAGAAGAAATTTCTAACAGCGATTTAAATGAGCTAAAAGTATCTCCCCGCAGATTTGTAATGCGTAAAGAGAGAGAAATGCAAACTAAAAGTGCAGCGTTAGAACTTGGTACTCTTATTCATAAGTTTACGCTTGAACCTGAAAAATTTATCATAGCAGACGTTGAGCCTGTAGGTGGTAAAATGGGCGAGTATATTAAAGCTTATTTTGAATTAGAGAAATCAGGGTTAGAAGAAAGTAAAATACCAGAGATGGCTTATTTACATGCTCAGTATAAAGCTGCGCATTCTAAACCTGAAACAATTCTTAAAAGCTTTAAGAATAAACCAGAAAACATTGCATTTTATGAATTCTTAAAAAATGCAGATGGTAAGATTGCTCTTACAGCTAAAGATAAACAAATTGTAGAAGGATGTCTTACATCCCTACGAGGACACGTAGTTGCAAATAGATTATTATTCTCAGAACAAAAAGAAAGTTTTAACGAGAAAGAAGTATTCTTTAATCAGCACGGTGTTAAATGTAAATCTAAGCTAGACAGATTAATTGTAGATAATGAAAATAAAACTGTAACACTTATTGATCTTAAAACAACAAGTAGTCAAGTATACGGAGAGTGCACACCACTTAACACGGATACAGGAATACTTATGAGAGATTGGCACGTTACAGGATTTATGTATTCATGTTTACAATATTCTTACTACAGACAACTTGCATTTTATATTAATGCAGTTAAAGCTGAATACCCTGAGTATAAAGTAGAAGCATTTATTGTCGCAGTAGACACTAAAGGTTCTTACGATTCAGCGGTATATCAACTTCCTAAAGAATGGCTTGACAAAGGTAACGAAGAGATTCAATGTTTGTTAACTGAGTTAAACCATTATAAAGAAACTAACAACTGGAGCGTTAAGCAAGGGTTTGAAGAAGCAGTAACTTATTAGATGTAAATTATGACTATGAAAACAAAATCTTTTACCTATATATTGCCTTTAATGGCACATTTTATAGATTTAAGAAAACGTAATCTAGTCAACACTTTTATCGGATGTAGCGATTATCCTGAATTGGATAATCATATATTCCTTCTATATAAGTTTCATGGTACTAAAGAGTATATATTATATGAAGAAGAGTTAGAAAACAATACTTTATTTGAAAAAAAGTTTGATCCTGACAAGGAGCATGTAATGTTTGCATTTAAAGTCCCAGAAGATTATCAAGATGTTTACGATCAGTTTAAAGCTGGTAAATATTCTGAACTTCCTGAAGACTATAAAATACAAATCTTTAAGTATCATAATATTCTTTCTGCAGACCACAAAGTTGCAAAAGTTTTATTTAAACATCCAGATCTCAGAGAGGAATTAGAAGAAAGGATAGGTGTTGAAATACCTGAGAACATGGAAGTTTCATCCATACCAGATATGAATCTAGAAATTTACTAAACACACACACACATGAAACTGACACAACACAAGAACGTCGATGAAGTCATTGGCGTTCAAAAACAGCACAAATTTAAAATTACAGACGGATCACAGGCTATCATTATGGATAGCCTTATTAATTTATACTCGGACCCTATTGGTTCGATTGTCCGTGAGATCACTTCCAACTGTATTGATGCAAACCGTGAGCGAGTACTAAAGCTAGATAGTAAAATTCCTATGGAAACAGGGGATGATACTAGCTACTGGAGCGACAAGCAAACAGTTTGCATTGAATACGTTGAGAAGAACACAATTCTAGGAGTAGATGAGTGTATTATGTTCCATGATTACGGTTGCGGTCTTTCACAAGAACGCGTTCAAAATGTATTTACTACATTCGGTGCGTCAACTAAGAGAGATAATAACTATGAGATCGGGGGCTTTGGCTTGGGTGCGAAATCACCTTTGGCTTATGCAGATACCTTTTACGTATCTAGTAGACACAATGGTACTGAGACATATTACATGATTTATCGTAACAACGATAACGTGCCACATATGGACCAGGTATACCAAAGAGCTACAGATGAGAAAAATGGTAGCAGTGTAATTGTACCTATTAAAGATGGCTATTACGATAGACGTAAATTTAGAGAGGCAATTAACGAACAGCTTTGTTTCTTTAAGAACTTAGTTTACAAAAATGTAGAAGAAGCTCTAGGAGAAATAAAGAACTACTATACTTTACAGAATACAGGTAAAGTAATAGAGGATACAAAAGACTATGTACTTACTAACGATGGTAGAAATTTATTTCTATTAGTTGGAGATGTAGTATACCCTATTAACTGGGATTTACTAGATGATGATGAAAGCTCATACAAAGCTAGTGTAGGCGTAAGATTTAATATTGGTGTATTAGATCTTGTACCTTCTAGAGAAGAACTTCGTTATACTCCTACTACTATATCAGCTATTAAAGCTAAACTAGCTACACTTAAAGCTAAGTTTAAAGCTGATGCTGCAGCTGATTATACTATGACAGACTATGTCGAGTATTTGATAGGTATAAGTAATTTGTCAAACTTCAGACTTAATCTCAGC